TTATTAACATCAAATAAATCATGCCCATCTAATATTAATATCCATGAGTGTGTACACTTTTCAATAGCTTGATTTCTATGTAAAGAAAAATCATCTTGCCATTTAAAATTATACAAGATAAATTTATGATTAGGATTTTGTTTTTTAAAACGAACAATTTCTTCACGTGTATTATCAGATGTAGATTCATCAATACCTATAACATATTCTAAAGCAACAGCTTTAACACTACTTAATACATCATAAATAGTTTCACCTTCGTCTTTAACAAACATTGCAATACTTAAATCATTATTACCAGCTCTTCCACGTCTAAGATACCCATGCTCTGTCTTAAAACTATGAGAAATTTTAAAAAGTTCTTGCGGTTTTACTGGAGTATTTTTAGTACTTGACTTTGTTAGCACATGTTCATATCTATCTTTAACTTTTAACTCATTTAACATTTTTCACATCCTTAATCTTAATATTACAAATTATCTTATTTATTTTTTATATCATCCATTGCTTTTTGTACTTCATTACCTTGTAAAACAGGACTAATTGGTGCAGAACCGTCCTTAGCAGCTTGTAAATTAATACCAGCAGTATCAAAATTACTTAAAATTTCAGGACTACCTGCAGAACTAACAGTTTGCTCAGTCTCTTTTGTAGCTATAGGAGGTTCACCACTACCAAGTTCTTCAGATGGCATTTTCATCTCGCCTCTAAGTATTTTTTTTACTTGCTCAGCATATTTAAAATGTAATTTACCACAATTATATAATGCTACAGCACGGTTAAATGGGACATTATATACAGGTACATAATCTTCACCATGTATACTTCTTCTAACTGGATAAAGTTTACTTATATTTTGTGGGTCTTGCCCAAATTCAGCATACATTTTCACAGCAATTCTCATTACATTCTCCTTAATTTTTAGGAAGAGTTAATTAAAACTCTTCCTATATTAAATTATTAATTAAATTCTAAGCACCAGTTTCATCTTGAGCAACTTGAGTTTGAAAAGCAGAAGCATGGTAATATTTAAATAAACTTCCAGTTCTTATAGCCCCATAACCACATAATGCTTTCCAGCCAATATTACGTAACCTACGTAATTTATCAAAAGGGCCACTAATCACAACTGAAAATTCACCATTTGTACCGTCATCTTCAACATATCTTCCAACATTACCATTTGCTTTACCAATAGCTTCATATCCATAAAAATATGAAGTATATACATCAGCAGATCCTGGATCACCTGCAAGACTTTCACCAGCTTGAATTTGAACACGAGCATGATTAGTTATCTGAAAGAAAAATCCTTCATTTGCACCCATCTCACCAGTACGAAGTTCAGGAGCATCAACATATTCTTTTGGATTTCTCCAATTACCTGCACCAGTAGCAGCTTTAAGATCTGCCATAGTATCAGGATGTATAATAGCACCATGAAGTTGTTCACCAGAAGCTAACATGCGTGGAGGTGGAACATTAGCTCTAAACAATTTATTATGCATAGCTCTAACGTTTACCCAAGTCAAAGTATTTGTATCAACTATTGAACCAACAGCATTACCAGAAGCAAAAAGATTCCAAGTTACACCGGATTCGGCATCAAACGCAGCACGCGCTACTAAATCCAATGAAGTTGAAGCATTATAACTTATTAAAAATACAATATCAGGATCAACATCAAGAAATGAAACTGCTTTAAACTTCGCAGTTCTTGTAACCACATTGCCATACTCAACAAGAGTAACTGTTTTTTGATACATTGACAGATCAACACCAGTTGGATCTGCAGTTTCAACAAGAGCAGCTGTTCTCGCAGCAAAATGATTGTACAAAGTAAAAGTAACTTCTTTAGCTGGCATTGGGTCACCTTCATCCAAATCCCATACTTTTTCTTTAGCCGCTGATCCAAAAACAAGATTATTTTTAAATGGATATAATGCTTGTTGAGAATATGCAACTTGAACTGCAGATGCACCACCACCACCAGTATGAACAAAAATCGCCATTTAAGCTCCTTAACTATTTAGAACTAACCATTGCATTTTTATATTTAATGTTTAGCTCATTAAGTTCTTTATTATATTCCATGCCAAGGTGTTGACCACGATACTTTTCATTTAATTTTTTAACTTCATTTATGTATGAAATATGACTTAAAGTATTTTCATCTCCACCTGCATTACTAGTACCACCCTCACCTCCACCACCTCCAGTATCATCTTTTACAGTAGATGGTTTAAAATTAGATCTTTTAAGATGAGGTTTATTTTTTAACATATTAGTTATTGCATCATTAACACTGAGTACTTGTCCATCAGAATCTTTGATTGAATAAGACTCATCATCTACATCTATCTTAACATTATTGGATAATAGTGCAACAATATCAGTTGGATCAACCGCACCTTGCCGCGTTGCTTCTGAAATTATTTTACTATCCATTTTAGTTTTTATAATATCTTTTTTTAATTTACTTAACTCACCTTTAATAGATGTCATTGCTGTACTATGTTCAGTACGTTCTTGATCAAGTAACTTTTTAAAATTTTTATCCTTTTCTAATTTATCCTTATCAGCTTGTACTTTAGCTGTAGTTTCATCATTTATCTTTTGCTTAACATCTTTTAAAGACATTCCTTGATAACCAAAAGCTTCAAGTACTTCTGTAATCGCTCCTTCTCTTGAATTTTTAATTTTAAGATTAAAATCTTCTTGAGAAAAAATTAACTTATTATCATCAGCATTTGCAGTTCCTGACATCACAACACTCCTTATTTAACATTAAAATTTACAGTTAATATTTTATGTAAACAATAACACATATAAAAACACCTTTATAATTAATCTTGATAGAGTTTACCTCCTCTTATTTTAAATGTCTTTCTAACTAATGGTTTAGAAAGATCAAGTTCATCATCAACATATTCTTCTGGAACTAAAATACATCTACAAGATAAAAGACAAAAAGTAAACCCAGCTCTAGGAAAACCTATCGTTCTCCATTCATTATATAAGTTAGATTTTCCATGTCTTGCTCTACAATCAGGGCATGTTCGCTTATCACCAACAGCAACCCATGTAAATTGTACATTTGGTTGACTAGCATATTGACGTTTCATACCCTCATGATATGCAAATGCTGCAGCACGATCAACCCCATCATCAATTATCTTACGTATACGATTATTAAATCGACTAAAAAGTGGTCTATTTTCTCGTTGTTCACCAGAAAAATATGTTATAATAGATTCTTTTTTCATATCAAGAGCGCGCATATTATTTGCCATAACTCGAACTTCAGCAGCAAATTCATCTACAACTAAATTTATATATCCTCTAGTGATAATCATTGAACGATTATATGCTAACTGTAAATCACGTTTTGACAATTTTACTGGAATATTACCTGTATCTCTTATAACAGATTCAAAAAAGTTTTTACCATACTGTAATGATTCTTTCATGTTATACTCAATACCTCTAACATACATTGATTTAATTCTTTGTACATAAAAATCATCGCCTTCATAAAATTTAGACATGTTGATAGCAAACGCAATCTTAATAACATCAAGCAATGCTTGTTCAGTTGCTTTATCAACATCGTGCCAATATTTTCTTAACGTAGCCATTATTGTGGATTGTTAGGTTGGCTTAACTCAGCACCAACCTGTGGTTTTCCGCCTTTATTTTTACCAACATTAGGATCTGGTTTTTCTCTAAAACTAGTATTAGATAATTTAAAGATGTCATCTTCAGCAGGATTTCCTTCTCTAATTTCTTTAATAATTTGCTTAAGAGTTGCTTCATCAGAATGTGACAATAACTTGTTGACTAGTATAATAGCTTTTTCTTGATTAAACGTTTCACTAAAGTTAAGTTTAAATATCTCTGTTATCTCATATAACTCATCATTTATTGTCTTAATATCATAATTTTTAGGGTACCTAACGTGACGTTCTTTTTCATTTAAATATATCTTATGCTTTTTATAATACATTTTTACAAGTACATTTTCTGCATCTTCAATACACATTACTTTTTTTGATAGGTGTTGTCCTGTTTCATCTATATCATATGCTTTAGATATTCCACTTGCTGGATCATTTTTTTCTATTGATTTATCTCTTATAATTGAGTGCCTATATATCTCTTGAATTAACTTATCTCGTTCTGTCTGTAAAAATTTAGCAGGATCTATTGGTGGAGTAACATAAAAGGGTTTAACGTCACCAGTAAGTGGAAGTATACCTGAAGCACCAAGTTTAATCTTTCCTTCTTCATCTGATATCATATCTTCAGGGCCTGCTAAAAAGTTGAAACATTGTTTATATAAAAATTCTTGTATAAGCGATGATATGTTATATACTTCTCTATTTATAATTGCAACATCATACATTCCAGCAATACCAAGACCTTCATATTGTTCAGATTCATGGCCTTTAACAGTTACAACAGGAACGAATCCAAGATTATGGGAAAATCTGCCCACTTCTTTATTACTTTCATCTACAAGAATTTCTTCTGTTTTAGTAAGTACAGTATAATCAATGACCTCAACTACATCTGATTTCCAATCATCTTGTTTTATGTATTGATTTTCAAACATAACCCAATCATATAAACCATCTGATTGCAATTTCCAATTAATCATGCGTTGTGGTAACTTTATAATTAACCTATCTCTTATACCGGCATCATTTTGATCTTGCATAGTAATAATATTATCTAGATTAACAGTATCTGGAACATAATCAGATAACACAACATGAACCATCCCCATTGCTTCAACAAGTGGAAATACTCTACCAATCCAAAATTCATTAATATTATGATTCTTTAAATCTATATTTTTAGAAAAATTATTAAATTCTTCATTCTTAAATATATCACTTCTATCAGGTAAAGCTTTTTCCATGTGTGATATCCATAAGTTAATGACTAACTTAACATAGTTTAAATAATACGCACGACTCTTGCGCCCAGCATATCCATCTGGAGATTCACGTTCATGTTTGTGAAGATAATTTTCTCTTAAAAAATTCTGCCCGCCTTCAAATGCATTAATTAAAAAATC